GCCGCACTTGCTCCGACCATTGGATAAACGGCTTTCATACTTGACCAAATACCCGCACTTTTCATATCAAGTACAAGTTGATTGGTTGCGTTCTTTTCGGTGGTCGATAGTGTTCCACCCGCAGTGGTAACGCGGTCAAAGAATGCTTGTGCGTCTGCATCGAAAGCAGAGCCTCCAGCAGCAGCCCTAAACAAGCCAAGCCCTAAACCCGTGCCTATTCTGGGCATATTAATAAGCGATTACTGAACCAGACGAAGTTACAAACCCCGTAATTTTATTGCCTTTTCCAGCTGGCAAATATGCGCCCTGCTTAAAAGTAATACCGCTCATACCGCGGGCTGTTAATACGTTGGTAGCGGTTCCGTTTTCTGCCGTTACTGTGAAGGTGGTGAATACAGTGTCCTCTTGCGGAATTACTGCGTCATAACTAACCCCTGTAACTGTTGCGGCTCCGTGTCTAACGAAACCCTGTGAGCCTGCTATAATGTCTGCGCTTGCTTGTGCCATAGTACCCGCAATTTACAAACAGCACAGGCGCAAAACGTTAACAAATTAAATAATCCACCACTGCACGCCGTCACTGATTAACTGGCATGACTCAAATTGATTAGTCATAACTTTGGATGGTGAGCCGTCTATGTCGTAACCTCCGCCCGTTATAATAACCTGGTGCGATGTGGTTGTTTTTTTAAAGTAATATTTTTTACCCTTGCTTAACGTTGGGTCGGGCAAATCAACAGTAACTGCACCGCCAGAAGTATCGCACAAAATTAATTCGTAGCCGTTTGTAATTGTGTGCGTGCCTGCTGTGTAAACTACAGAAGCGTTGTGTTCCTGCACGTGCCATCTCATTGTTTCGGTGCTGTCCACATATTCGAGCATCACCTCCCAGCGTGTGTTTAAAGTTGGCTGAGTTGTTGGTGCGCCTTCTGCTTGGTTTACTAGGTATTCTAAAACTCTGTCCTGTACAGCGCTGGTTTCTAGGTTAAGCTTTGTAATTGCAAACTCATGATAATTAAGCCTGTCTCTAATTATGCGCTCGCCTGTTCTGGGGTTGTAGTCACTAGTACCGCCACCAGTTGCAAGCGTGTAGTCTGGTGCTAGCCCAATCCATTCACCGTTCCAACTTTCTGAGCGAGGGTTAAAAGTACCGCCGTTAAATAGCCATTTAGTAGAATCAAAACTTAACGACTTAATAGCGCTCAAAGTTCCAGCGTCGTGCCAAGTTCCTTGTATAACAGTTACAAATTTATTGTAAGCGCCCGCTATACGCTTGCCTATAATTTCGCCAAGGTCGCCGTGTATAGTTGCGCTATACCCGCTATACCAGTCTGAACTTACTACCCATGAGGTGCCGTTATAAACGTATACAGAGCCAAAACCGTAAAGGCCCTCGTCGTCGTAATAGGCTGGCGCCACTCTAACAAGCTGCGAGTTACCGCTAGCCGCGCCAGTTACGCTTACAGTCTGCTTGGTAGTTCTAGAAAAGTCTGGGTCTTCTGCTGTGCTATAAGGCTGCGCTGCCGTAATGGTTCCCCAGAAGTTAATAGGGTAACTCATATTAGAAGCCCAGTTATTAGGGGCCACAAAGAAACCCTCTTCAGCTTCTATATAATAATCTACGTATAGCTGAGTAAAGCCCGTCGGGATTGGAGGCAGTACGAAGTCTAAGGCGTGCGTGTTATAGGAGTTTCTGGTATTGGTCACAGTTAACTCTTGTTGCATATAAAGGGCCGTAGTAACTGGCGTAAAATATGCGTTTAGGTTTGGGCTGTATTGTCTTATACCAGTTGAGCCGTTAGTTACATAAATGCGGTAGTTAAATAAATAACGCTGGTAACGTTTGGCGCTTGAAGTAGACAAAGCTACAAAGCTGTCGTCGAACCATTTACAAAGCATGCGTACCCGCGTAGGCTTGCTCGCTTCTATGGTTTTATTTACTATGCTTAACTCTATGCTATTATTGTCTGGTTCTGTGCGTAATACAAAAATAGCGTTTTGCCTGTCTTCGATTACGTCGACTGCCCTAACTGGAGGCTGGTAACTGAGCGATGGCTTGGCTTCCCATTGCGGCCTGTCATTGCTACCAAGCGCCACAGCGTGAGCCGTGCTGCCTGTGCTTTGGTAAGCGCCAGCTGCGTTATAAATTCTAGTACTTAAGTTAGTCGCATTATAAGCGTCGTCTGGTAAAATCCAAAAAGAGCCAGACTCTAAAATAATGCGAGCGCCATATATAGACAGTATTTGTTCTATGGCTTGCTTGCACGTCAATAGGTCTATGTCAGTTGTAGCCTCGAAAGGGTCCGTAGTGTTTATAAATTTAACGTCTGAAAAAGGGTCAAAGCTATTGTAAAACGAAAGCACGTTAAAGCGCGTATTAGCCAAGCCTTTGTAGCTGGCCTGCGCAGTGTCGTACATTGTAACCCCGTCACGTAAATAATTGACAGAGCTTAAATAAGTCCAGTAGTCGTCAAGTCCACAATATTCTAAACACTTGCGTATAATTTCTAAGCCAGTAGCGTAGCCGTCTGTAAACCAGTCGGGGCTAACATTAAAGCCCTCCATTAAGTTTAAAGAGTCAACAGCCACCAAGTCAAATACAGGCGCGCCGTTTATGCTCTCTCTTAAATAGTCTGCTTGGTCCGCTACCACTCTACCCACATAAAACAAAGCCCCGCCCCTATATACAACTATTGCATATTTAGACTCCTCGCTGTTGGCTATTGCTATAAAAGCATTTCTAACAGTGTCGTTAGGCATAAGCCAGTTAGTAGAAATTCTAGAAGGCCTAGTATAGTTTTCGTAATAGGTATTGCCTTGGCCTTGTCGCTCAATAGAGAAACCGTTACCAGCAAGCGTCAACTCTGTGCCGCCTGTTGTGCTGCCAGTAGCCCCGTCGTAAAGTTCTACCCTGTACTCTATATTTTCTATGCTCAAAAAAGAGCCGTAATAAATCCTAGCCACGTCGTGAGTCTTTGTTATACCGTTCTATTACTAGCGCTAAGTCGCGCCCGCTTATTGTTGTGCTAGCTACATAGCCCGCGCTGTCTCCAGTTCCTTTTAGCATGCCCTTAAGTTTGTCTAAAGGTGCTATAACTTCTGGGTTATTTCTGGCGTTAGGGTATTCACCCACCAAGCCCAAAGTAGGCCCGCTTACTATACCACCCTCGGCGAAGGCCGTAGGCTCTGGCCCTTTATTAAGCATGCCCGTTATAATTGCAGAGCCCGCAATAAGCGCGACACCCGCCGCAGCTGCCGCTACTGGGTTCTTTAAAATAAAGTCTTTAAAAGCTTTAGAAGCTGTGGCCGTTGCTACCAACGCAGAACCGAAAGCCCGCATAAATTTAGCAACTGCTTTAAGCATCGACTTGCCAAAGTCTTCAAAGCTACCCACTTGCCCAGACATAATGCCGCCGAGCAAGTCGCCAAAACTTGTTAAGCCTTCAACGGTTAAATTGTTAAAAGCTTGGTTAACTCCCTCCATGGCTTCACTCATGCGCTCTTCATATTCTGCCGCGTCTATTGCCTGCCGTAATTCAGAAGCGCGAAGCTCTCGCTCGGCGTCTGTCATTGCTACGGTAGTCGACTTTATAGGCCCGCTAATTGCTTGCGGGTTAAGCTTAGGCGTAGCTTTGTCTATGCCTTGCCTGTCAATAGAGTAATAACTGCTTACTCGCTCTTGGCCTTCCCTTTCTATTTTGGCCTGCTCTTCGTTAAACTTACGCTGCTTTGCTAAGCGTTTGTTATAAGCCTCTTGCTGCTGCTTTAAAGTTTCGGCTGCGCGTTCTGCTTGCTTAGCCGCCTCTTCTGTATTGTAATTTTCGCGCTCAATTTTTAAAACTAAAAGGGCTGTCTTAGTGTCGTCAATTATTTTGCCCCAGTTTTCTTTATTGTTTTTGCCAAAATTGGCGCGAGCCTTTTGTAAAGTTATATTTAAGTTTTGCTCTTGCTTTGCAAAAGCGCCCAACTTGTCGCCCTTGGCTTCTAGTACTCTTATGTCTCGCTCGTTTGCTGCTATTGTTTTGTCGAGCGTATTGTTTAAACCTTTAAGCGCGGCGTCGGCTGGGAAAATTGCGTCCTTTAATTTGTCAAAGTTTGCAACCAATGCCCCCAAGCCAGCAATTACAACGCCTATTCCAATACTCATTAAGGCAGTTCTAAAGGCCAAGGTTGCCCCTGTCGCGCCTCCTGTCGCAATAGTATAAACTCTAGTAGCCGCTGAGCTTATGCCCATACGCACGGCGCTCTCTGCTTGCAATGCGTTTTGAATTGCTTGAACTCCATTTACTAAAGCTATGGCCCCTTGGAGTTTAACCATAGTTTTTTGTAAGTCTTCGCTCTCTACACCGCTTAACGCCAGCGCCCCCTCTACTGCACCAAAGGCACCAGCAACAGCTTGCACTCCACCCAGAACAGCGTCGAGTCTTCTGGTGTCGCTAGAGAAGTAGTTAACCTCAGCCCTAGCGTCGCCTATACTGTCTTTAATTTTACCAGCTTGCTTTACTATGTCATTGGCAGCAGCCGCGAACTCTGGGCCTAAAGCACGCGCCTCCATTGCCAACTGGGTTAACTGCTTTACAGTTGCCATAGTTGGGTTACGGGTTGCAATGCTTGCCAGTTTCTCTTCTATTTTCTTAGCAGCCTCGGCGGTTTCAGCCGTCATTTTATTGCCGCTGCTTTGTATTACTGCGATAGCGTCATTAAGGCCCTTGCGGAGTTTCTCAATGTCTGCGCCAATTACTATATTTAGTGAACGTGCCATTTTATAACTCTATTTTAAATCCGTCTTCTAGTAAAATAAAGTCTCCACTTTCCAATAAAAGTAAATCTGTCGTTACTGGGATTGTGTAATAATTAATAATAAAGTCCTGCGCTACATGGTAAATACCAGCAAAGGCCGCCTCGTCGTCTACTAGGTGAACCTCGCTATCAAATTCTATGGCTTGACAGTATATGTCATTAAATATATTCGGGAAACTAGGAGCTTGCAACGCTGCCCTAACCGCTTCAGAAACTTCGCTAGCGCTGGCAAACGTAGTGCCAAAACTACTAACCTGCACCCGCGCAAAGTCTGTGCGGCTGTGGCTAGTATTGGT